ATTGACGATGGCGTATGATGCAAAGGTCAACTTCACAGATGTTCTTGGCACAGTGCGTTACTGGGACATTCTAATTTATAACTATCTGCGTGAGAGAAACATCGTGATTCCTCAGAAGTCAGATAATAAGAAGGTAGAAAAGTTTGAGGGTGCTTATGTGAAAGACCCACAGGTGGGTATGCACAAGTGGGTTATGTCATTTGATTTGAATTCTCTATATCCTCACCTTATCATGCAATACAACATTTCACCAGAAACATTGGTTAACGGCCATATAGAACCTGTAAAAGGTATGGTTGATGAAATATTAAAAGGTAAGATTAATAAGGATACTGAGCATTGCATGACTCCTAATGGTGCCCTTTTCCGTAAGGACAAAAGAGGATTCTTACCAGAATTGATGGAAGGTATGTATAATGATCGTGTCAAATATAAAAGACGTATGCTCGACGCTCAACAGGAATATGAAAACACTGGGAAGAAGAGTCTACTTAAAGATATTGCCCGATACAACAACATCCAAATGGCAAAGAAGATTTCTCTTAATTCCGCGTATGGTGCTATTGGGAATAATTGGTTTAGGTATTTCGATTTGTTGGTTGCTACTGCAATTACAACTAGTGGCCAGTTATCTATACGATGGATTGAAAAGAGTCTTAACATTTATCTCAATAACATTCTTGAAACCAAAGACATGGATTTCGTGGTTGCCAGTGACACGGATTCGGTATATCTCACACTTGATAGGTTGGTTAATAGTGTGTTTAAAGAGGGAGCAGACACTAATGATATTATCACCTTCTTGGACAAGGTTGCAAAAGAGAAGTTGGAACCTTTTATTGATCGCAGCTATCAAGCGCTTGCTGAAGTAACTAACGCATACGAACAGAAGATGGAGATGGGACGTGAGGCCATTGCTGACAAGGGTGTATGGACTGCCAAGAAGCGTTATATCCTTAACCTGTATGATATGGAAGGTGTTCGTTATAAAGAACCTAAACTCAAGATCATGGGATTGGAGGCTGTCAAATCATCTACACCAGCTCCATGCCGTGAGAAGTTGAAGGAAGCAATCAAACTCATTATGAATGGTGATGAGGATATGCTAAATACATTCATACAAGATTTTCGTGAGGAGTTCATGTCATTGCCAGCAGAAGATATTGCATATCCCCGTTCCTGTAATGGGTTGAAGAAGTTTCGTGGAACAGATCGTTTATTTGCACTCGGCGCTCCCAAGCATGTTAAAGGTGCAATCCTTTATAACCATTTGGTAGATGAAAACAATCTTGGTAATAAGTATGTTTCCATTCAAGAAGGTGACAAGGTTAAATTTGTAAATCTTCGGCAGAATATCTATCAAGCATCGGCGTTTTCTTTTATGACAAAGATACCACCGGAGCTGGAAATACTGCCTATGGTTGATTACACCTCGCAATACGAAGATTCATTTCTAGCTCCACTTCGTGTGATAACGGATAAGATGAACTGGATATTGAAAAACGATGAAGTTGGAAGTTTAGAGGATTTCTTTGGCTAAATAGCTAAAAAGGTATTGACAAACTCTAATATGCCTGTTATTATATAAGAATAATCAATTGTATGCTGGGTATGAAGGTATACAATTCAACATTGCAAAAAGGAGTATAACTATGCAATTACTATTTGATGTGAATCGAAGTATAAAAGAAAACCCACCAGAATATGGTGATCCAGATATTACTGGAATAGAATTTATTGAAAGAAAAATTGATAAACTTTCAAATTTAAGAATAGAAGATAGGGATGGTATAAGTCTTCAACCAAGAGAAAAAAGTATAGAAGATGCTCAGAGGGAGCTTGAACATTCATTTAGAATGAACGGTGTTTTGTACGAAAAACAAGTCATGGTCGCAGAATTATGTGATGATGGTGTAGAAGAATTAATATCTGGTTATGGTAGGAAACGCACATTTGATAATATGGGTGTTAAAACTTATTTTTATGACCTTATTAAATATCGAAGTCCTTATATAAGAGCAATTGACAAACGCCGTCGAAACGCACTCGCAGATCACATAGCAAAAGGAGTACCAAATACACAGGGAACTTACATTAAAGGTTTGGTTGAACTACAGAGTGATAACGCATTTAACGATAAAAATGATGATGCAATTAGATTAGCATTACTTCAAATGTCTAATAATCAGTTATCAGAAAAACAAGTAGAAAATCTTTTAACAAAATATAGAAAATCAAACAGTAAATATATTGGTATTACTGCCTATGACAAGATCGAGGCAAACAAAGCGGCGGAAGAGTTAGAGTTGCCGACCTCTGGTTATGTTAGAGATATTAGCTCTAAAGCTTTTGATACTACAGGATGGGTCTATAGAACGGGCGATCTTAAAAAAGAAGTAATATCTTGGGCAGAAAAGTATGACAATTATGGAGAAAAAATTAAGATAACTGGTTATATTGAACATACGGATTTGGATGAGGAAACTATTCAAAAGGCAAGAAAAGTATTTGAGAAGGCCTTAAACAAAACCATAAAAGATGTAATCAAAAAATATTTTGATGTTAAATACCATGATATGGTTGAATTTCAAGGATTTCTTGCACAGATAACCACACCAGACATAAAACAGAACGGGAAGCGGAAAGAACGTGGACTTGTTGATGTAGATGGTAACATTATCAAAGAATGATCAAAAATCTTCTAATAAACCATATTAAAAATAACGTACCCGACAGTAAGATTGCCGTCTTGCTGTCGGGCGGTGTTGATTCTGTAAGTGTGGGTCTTGCAGCTGAAAGTGCTGATAAAGAAGTTCACGCATATAGTTTTTATCTAAACGGCGCACCCTCATATGATTTTATAAAGGCAGCTGAGGTTGCACACAAAAGAAATTGGAACTTCACTCCCATAGTTGTTCCTACAGAAAATCTTATAGAAGATTGGCATAGACTTGTCAAATTAAATTGCAGAAAGAAAACTCATTTTGAGTGTGTCTTTCCATTTCTATATGTATACCCAGAGATAGAGGAAAAGTATGTGTTGACAGGCTGGGGTGCTGATGGTTACTTTGGGCCCAGTAAGAAAGCATCGATGCGATACTCTAGTTATAAAAGAAAAAGAAACTATGTGAAGTATTGTAAAGAACACAAACAAAAAAGATTAAACTGGAATGAGTTTAGATTAGCATACTTGGATGGCGATTGTGCTGGTCTAAAAGAACATACCAATCTAGCCACTAAACATAATAAAATTCATGTAACCCCTTATCTAGATGCAGATATAAGAAAATTACTGATGAGTAAGAGTTACGAAGAGTTAAACAAACCCAAACAAAAACATTTTATTAGAAGAGACTTTACAGAACTTAAAAAGTTTGGTATAATAAAACCTCATCAAAATTTACACTTGAATGCTGGTGTAGATAAGTTGTTTGAAACATTGCTAAATAACCCAGAGATCAATTTTAATAATAGAAAAAGAATGATGGATATAAGTAGAGATTGGAGTAATGGTGTACTACCCATATAAGTTACAAGATGTATATGATGCATCTGCACAAGAGAAGTTTAAAGTCATTTCTACCTTTGCTGGTGGCGGTGGATCATCCACTGGATATCGTCTGGCAGGTGGTAAGGTTCTTGTCATCAACGAGTTTGTTGAAGAGGCACAGAAGACCTATGCTGAGAACTATCCAGACACGGTTATTTTACCCGGCGATATAAAGGAACTTACTGGTAAGGATTTCCTAGATGCAGCTGGTATTGGTGTAGGTGAACTTGATATTTTTGATGGTTCACCACCTTGTTCTGCCTTTTCTATGGCAGGTGTTGTTTCACATAAATCAGGCGGGAAACATTCTGATGGGTGGGGTTCTACTAAAAATTATTCTGATGGTAAGAAGGTAGAAAATATTGAAGACTTGTTTTTTGAATTTCTAAGAGTGGCTAATGATATTAAACCTAAAGTTATTATTGCAGAGAATGTAGCTGGTCTGACTATGGGTGAAGCTAAAGAGTATTATAATAAGATACAAAATACATTTGAAAAAATCGGATATGATGTATCATCTAAAGTTTTGAATTCTGTAAATTATGGAGTACCTCAAACGCGTCAACGTGTTTTCTTTATAGCCGTAAGAGAAGATATAACTGCAAGTATTGGATTAACTTTTATTAATATTGCAAGCATTTTTCCAGAAGGTAATGGTGAGGTTATTTCATTGCAAGAGGCCTTTGAAGGATTAGAATATGATCAGAATGAACTTGACTATTTGGTAAAAAAATGGACAGCCTCTGCTCATTATAAGGATACCGTTGCTCTAATGCCATTAGACCCTGATAAGGTTTTAACTGGTGCAAATTATCATCCAAAGGGATGGCATTTTAATGTTAAACGATGTTCTAGACATTTGCCTTCTCCTACTGTAACCGCAACTGGTGCTGGGGAAACTGGTGCTGGTGGGTGCCATTGGAGTGAAATAAGGAAGTTTACTATTGACGAATTAAAAAGAATTATGTCTCTACCAGACGATTTCATTTTAACTGGTAAACATTCAAAGAAGGCTGAGCGAATTGGTAGAATGGTTCCACCTCTTATGATGAATGCAATAGCAGAAGCTGTATACACTAACGTATTGGAGAAAATATAATGGCTGACTTTACATTTGCCCATAGGCAAGAAGGTTTTGATGAACATATTAATTGGTCTATTCGTGGATACAGTGATATGTTAAATGATACAATTTCATTCTCACGTTACTTTGTAGAGAATGATACGAATGTGGTTGATATTGGTTGCTCTACGGGTAAACTGACACAGGCTATTATAGAATATAATCAAGATACTGCTCCAGATGCAATGTATGTTGGTGTAGAAAATGCAACAGGTTTCGTTAAAGACCTTGATAAAAGAGTGGGTCAAATTGAAAAGAAAGTTAAGGACACAAGTGTTGATTTTGTACTTGATGATGTTCGTAATTATACGTTTGAAAATTGTTCACTTGTAACATCATTATTTACACTACAGTTCATGCCTAAGAAGGATAGGGCTGAAGTTATCGCGTCAATTTATGATGGATTGAATGAGGGTGGTGGATTTATCTTTGCAGAAAAAATTGATTCTACAAATTCTCGTATTCAAGATATGATGACATTCAATTACTATGATTATAAAAAACTGAAGTTTGATTATGATGACATTATGACAAAGGAACAGACATTACGTCATATGTTGAAGCCTAATACTTGGGATGAAATAGAGAATATGATATATGATGCTGGATTCAAGACAGTAGAACAATTTTGGCGTAATCATAATTTTTTGGGTGCAATTGCTATAAAATAGTTCTTGACAATCATCAACTTCTATGTTATATAAATAGAATATAACACACATGGAGAAGTTGATGAGTCTGCAACAATACGTTCGTCAAATTAAGCTGAGAGACGAGTCCTATGTCAACCATGTTGATAGGATTCAAGATTTACTTTTGAATGAAGCATCATTTGGGCCTGTAAATTTTCCAAATGGTGTTGGTGGTGATAAACCTCAATCACCACCAAGAACTGTTTATCCGCCAGTTGATGGTGAGGACTATGCATATCCAGAAGGGTTTCCAACATTAAAACAAACAGATTTAGTTGACAAAAATGGGGAAGTAATTAAAACAATTTCTGCAAACACTACTGTTTGGTTTGTTGCCCCAGCAACTCTTAATAAACTTATAGGATCATCATGGTTCGCAAAGGTATCATTAAAAGCTTATGATAAACCTTTTGATGGGTATATCATGATAAGTCATGTTCAAAAACCGGGCGGTAAGGCTCAGAAAAGAGTTGCTGCTGGAACAAAAACTCAAGAGGAATGTGCTGCATTCATAAAAGAATTGTGTTTGAAGAAAGATATAGAATTTGAATCAGAATTCTCTGTTGCAAAAAGCGGTTCTACAATACCAGATTTGGTTATGACTATTGGTGGAAAAAGAATTCAATTTGAGATTAAGGGAACCAATGCTAGAAAAAATGAAAT